GTTAGAATGGGCGTAGCGACCGATTTCGAGGGTCTGACGCAATCTACAACCCCAACCAGATTTGAGTTTGAGTATCCAGTATATCTCCAAAACGATACCGAATATGCTTTGGTTATTGAAACTGATTCTAGTGAATATGAAATGTGGGCATCTAGACTTGGAGAAACTGATCTAGCAACCAGCACTGTAATTACAACTCAACCATCTCTCGGTTCTGTCTACAAGTCTCAGAATACTGAGAACTGGACAGAAGATAATTTTGAAGATATCAAATTTACTCTATACAGAGCAGAGTTTGATATTACAAGATCAGCAGAGTTGTTAGTGAGAAATGATAAGTTGGGTTATGAACTACTAGATATCGATCCAATTGAAACTAATGCAACTGCAGAATCTATTGCTACTTCTAAGTTGTTCAAAAATAACAATAGCATCATTAAAGTAAATCATAGAGATCATGGTTTTGAAGATAGTGGAAAGTCTTATGTATTCTTCAGAAATCTGAAAGATGTTGGTGGTATTAATTCAGAAGTCTTCAATACAGAATTGTATGAAGTTTCAAATGCTGGAATTGATTGGTATAACATCAGAACTATCACTAGTGCATCTAGAAATGCTTTTGGTGGTGGAAGCATTGCATATGCTACTTACAACAGAAAGTATGAGGTTCTATATCCTCAAGTTCACTACTTGACTGTAACTGGAACTAAGATTGATACAACAGTTCAGACTACAAATATCGTTCCCGTTGATTCTTCGACTACAAATTATACTTCTTATTCTCAATCAGAATATGAAAAAACTTTCTTGAACGAACCACATTACTTTGATAACCAGAAAGTAATTGCTTCAGAGATTAACGAAACTCTAAACGATCTAAGTAGATCTCTTACCTACAAGATGCTTCTTTCATCTACCGTTTCTTATCTATCACCAGTTATTGATCTATCAAGTGCTTCGGTAAAACTAGTATCTAATAGAATCGAAAATGCAAGTGGTCAAGAAAATAGATACGGAAGAAGAGATCAGATTTTAGAATTCTATCCAGTATATACATTCCAATTATCAACAGCGACACCAGACGTTTCTTACCAGAATAATCAAAGTATTAAGGGAAGAACTTCACAAGCGACTGGAACTATTTCAAAGGTAGATGGAAATAATATTTGGGTAAGAGTAAGAACAAAGCAAGGATTCACTCTAGGTGAACAAGTCGATCTTACAGAGTTTGTCAATACTTCTGGCGCTCCAACTATCACAGTTGGATCTGTTCCATCGTTGGTAACTCCAATCATTAATAGTTCTACGCAATCTGCTGCTGGAGAGTCTATTAGTATTGTCGCTAGAAATCCAGTCGAATCAAAGATTCTTGAGACTTATGATAATAGAATTACTGGAAAGTCTATCATTTGGAACAGAACTACTAGAGAACTAACTCTAAGAACTGATCTGCAACCAATCAATGATGACTATACATCTAGAATTATTGATAGCAATTTGTTTGCAAGAGCAAATCAAATAACAGATCAGAATCCAGATATCTTTAGAGTTGGTGATATTATTTCATATCCAAATCAACCAGATGACGAGGCATTCTTTATGGAAGTTCAAAGAGTATCTTATAGCAATGGTGTTGATTTCGTTGCTGAAGATACTTCAAAGAATAGTTCATCCGTTGCCAAGTATGTAACTAAAGAAGTTTACATTACAAATCCTGGTACTGCTATTGATGTTCATCTTCTAGCAAATGTAAAGGATATTTCAAATCTACAAGTTCTCTATAAGTATAAGAGAGCATCAAGTCAAGAAAACTTCGAAGACGCCGAGTGGTTCTTCTTCAATGAATCTGGAGCTCCAGATTCCTTTGAAATTGCAACTGCAGAAAACAGCATCTCTAGTATTGTAGAAAAGCAATCATCATATCAAGATCTTAAGTATAGTGTTTCTGGTCTTCCAGAATTCTCCTCATTTGCAATTAAAGTTGTAATGAGAGGAGTGGATCCAGCATATGTTCCTAAGGTTCAAGATATTCGTGCCGTTGCCGCATTCTAATTTCCGCGTATGAGATATATCAAGGTAAGTGGTCATGACGGTCTTGTTAGAGACGAAAACACAGGTGCCATAATCAATCACGACGATTCCGCTATCCAAGCGAGACGTAAACAAAAGCAGATGAATTCCGCGTTGGAAGACATAAATATGTTGAAGAATGAAATCTCTGAAATTAAATCACTACTTAGAGAGTTAATAAGAAATGCCAGCAGTTAATGTCGCTAGAACGGACACCTTTGAACAGCAAAGGGTCAAAATTAATCAAATTAGTGAACAAGTATTCAGCATTTCTGCTGGTGGATCTGATCTATCAACAGGTAATCTTAAATTAGGAAATGGATCTTTAGATTCACCATCTCTATCATTTGTTAACGATCCTCAACTTGGATTGTTTAGATCTGATCAAGAAACTATTGGATTTGTTAGTGCTTCTAAGAAAATCTATGAGTTTGATCCGACTGGTACTTATTTTTATAGAGACCTTAAGATCCAGAAAAAAGTTATCGATGATGTATCAATTATCGATGAGGGTGAGAATTATGACCCTGGCACATACACTGGAGTTCCTGCATTAAAAGGTGCTGGAGCAGATGCTACTCTCAACATTGAAGTTTCTCCATATATTGGAACAACTGCTGGTGGATCTGGGTACACAGAACCAAATACAGGTGGTCTTGGCGGACCTGGCGGAGGAACTGGAACACAGTTTCAAGATATTCCTTTAGCGGGTGGATCTGGTAGCGGAGTTTTAGCAACGGTAATTCTCTCAGGATCCTCGTTTACAGGAACAGAATTTGATGATTATGGAGATGGATATGTAGTTGGTGATGTATTAACTTTACCTCCTAATAAAACAAATATTACAGTTACAATCGAAGAAAATTCTGGCAATATTACTGTATCAAGCACCGCAGGATTTTATGCTGGTATGCTGATGACTAAAATCAGCGGTGTTGGAGTCTTAGATCCAGGAACTGATATTGATGGAAATCCAAATCAATTAAGAGTACAAAGTATTTTTGACGGTACTACCATTTCAACAAATGGAACAGGAACTACAGCTGGTACTGCTGTCTATTCGTTTACTGCTCCATGGGGAACTGGAACAGGTTATTCCTATACCATTGATAAAGTAGGAATTATATCAAGTGTCGCTGTTAACAATCCAGGAAATGGATATGAGCAGTTTGATGTCTTAGAAGTTAATAATCTATCGCTAACAAAACCTATTGAGTATACTGTAGCAACACAAGGATATACTTCAATAACTTTTACAACTAATGTCCCAAGCAGTGCGTTTGTTGTTGGTAATACATATACATTCAGTGCTACTGGTCCAACTGGAACGACTAATACAAATGTAGAAGTAATTGAAGTATCTTCTACAGGTGGTATTATAAACTACATCGAAGTTATCATTGATGGAACCTCGGGAAGTGTTTCTTCTGGAGATACCAGTGGAGCATATGAAGTTGATACTACAGAAAGTGGAAACAAATATACCATTGATTTTGGTGATGGCAATGAGTTGTTGTATCCAGATTTCGAAATACTGAAGGATAATACATACGAATTTGCTATTCCAGGACAACATCCTTTAAGATTTAGCATTCACCCAAGAGGAAAGTGGAACGAAGTAGCGGTTGGTGCTTTAACGTTAGATACTGGAAGCAAAATACTTAACGTCGCAAGTACGGTGGGTGTTCTACCAGGAATGCTACTAACAGTTGATAATAGTGTTCTTGGAGAAGTTGGGCAATATGCTCCTGGCACAACTGTTGTATCTACTACATCAAATACAATAACAATTTCAGAATTCCCAGCAAACTCTGGTACTGCAACTACAATATGTGTAGGTACTGAATATGAGGGTACTGAAGTTACTTATGATAGTAGCACTGTTACTATTCAACCAAGTATTGATACTCCAGCGACTCTTTATTATTATTGCGATACTCATCCAAACATGAGTGGTGGTCCTGGGTATGAAGCTGTAATTACCGTAAATCAAGTTAACCCTAAAGTTTTTGGTTCTGGATTAGAAATTTTAGTTGATGATGTTATCATCACAGACATGTTGACTGCTGATGTTGCAAATGGCACATTAACAGTTTCCGATATTGTTGGGGATCAGATAACAGGTACATCGGTAGATGTAGATACAGTAACTACCGAAGTATTAAATGCTACAACTGTTGTTAATACTCCAGATATCGAATCGACTGGAAATTTAACTTTAACTTCTGGTTCTACAAATTCTTTAATTGTTTCTGCTTTTGATGTTAAGATAGGTTCGGAATTAACTATTACCTCATCAACTGGAAAAATTCAAACTAATGGCGAGATAAAGACAACGACAAAATTAAATGTCAATGATTTACTCAATATTGAAAATTCAACCATTACATCTATTGGATCAAATAACATTAATTTAAATCCTGCTCCAAACAGAGTAGTTAAGATTGGTGGATCCGCAGCTCTGATTATTCCATCTGGCGATACTTTCTCCAGACCAACTGTTCTAGCAGATAATGGAGCTATTAGATTCAATACAGGTACTAATCAATATGAAGGATATAGCACTACTAGTGCATCATGGTCTTCTTTAGGTGGTGTAAGAGACCTAGACGGCAATACATATATCCTTGCCGAACTATCAATTGGATCAAATGATAATACTCTATGGTTCATCAACGATAATATTAATACAGTAAAATTCACCCCAACTCATTTAGAATTTGTAAATCAGAAATCTATTAGATCTTCGAATGTAAGTGCTCCAGCATATACAAGATGGACAGCAAATACTCCAGTTGTAGAGGGACAATATCTCAAATACAAAAATAACTTATACGAAGTAACAGATCCTGGAGTTACTGGTACGTCTGGAACTGAACCCGTACACACTAGTGGAGCGTTGGTAAACGGAACTTGTGAACTTACTTGGTACTCTCTTGCTGTTGCTCCTTTAACATTCGAGGATATTGAAGTTCTCAGAATTGGTCCAACTAGTGTTCTTCCCGTTTCTATCAACAGTGATCTGAGACTGGCAAACAATGTCATATCAACCGATGTTAGCGATCTATTATTAAGACCAAATTCTGGTAAAAAAGTAGTTATTGATGCAGCATCTACTCTTGCTATTCCAAGTGGACCAGATACGGATAGAGGAGTTGCAATTCAAGGATCTATTAGATTTAGCACCACAACATCACAGTTCGAAGGATATGATGGCACTAACTGGGGATCGTTGGGTGGAGTAAAAGACGTTGATCAAAACACTTACATTATTCCAGAACTTACTCCTGGTGGAAACCAAGATACTCTATATTTTTACAATAATAATTCCAATACACTACAGGTTACAACTGGTGCTTTAGACTTCTATAGCATTGACACTGTAAGATCATTAACTTCAAACGAATTTGAACTTACAGCTTCTCTATTGACAGTTGATAACGGAGCGACAACATTAGACAATACCACAGTATCAAGAACGTTCTTACATACAACAAAACAATTTTTTGATCTTGGTTTATCTGCTGGTTTAACTGTTGATCCAGTATTAAGACTGGACAACCAAGGAGATGTTTATCTCAATATTGGTTTTGGAACGGGAACATATGAAGGAGTTAAGATCTTTGATGGAGATCTAAAAGAATTTGAATTGGCAGATATTAAAATTTTGACAGAAAAGATTACTCTTGTAAAGGGAACCAATGATGGAGCGGCTGTAGAAATATATCAAGATTCTGTCGCTAATGGATCTAAGACTACAATTACGGCAGAAAATCCAACAACAGGTGATAAAGAATTTGTTGAGTATGCGATGACTGATGATGGCACTGACATATTCTACACAGAATATGGAAACTTAAGAACAGGAACTCAATTGTTTACTACAACGTTTGAATTATCTGGAACAGGAGTTGTAAGTATAAACATTGACTTAACTGATGGTGTAAATACATCTGAGGCGGTAAATATCACCGTTGTTTCAAACATTACCAAGAAATAAAAATGGCAAGTACAAAAGAAAAGTTTGATTCTACAGGTGGATTTTCCATCGACAAAACTGTTGTCATTGATGAATTAAGAAATGCAAGAGACATCAATACTTTTGAGATAAAAAATTCTCATTTTACTGATGCAGCTGCAAGACGTTTTATTCTGCGTGGATTGAATACCTCAGCCCTAGAATTAGATACTATTGGAACTCAAATTTCCATAGACAGTAATACTTTGAGTTTTATTACGGGACATGTTATTGGAGTAAATCCACAGGGTTTAGTATATTCAGCAAAATTAGAAACAACAATAATTTGTGATGCAAGTGGAGCTGTGAATATTTTATCTACAATGAGAACGGTTATTAAAGACGATGTTCCTGCGGATCAGACGTGGAGCATTGAACCACTTGGAGCTACTAATCGTTTTACATACAATGCTGTAAGAGCTGGAACTACAAATAACATTAAGTGGGTTGCATCAACTGAAGTTGTTAGTATCGAGTGGGCTTGATGCTAAATATAACTGAGGATAATAAGGGCGGGAGCTAGTAAGCACCATGAGTTTTAATATCAATTCCGACAAAGAGTTTATTAGAGGTTCAGAACCCAAACTCATCGGTGATAATGAACTTACTATTAGAGCGGGTGTGGGGTCTCTTGAAAGAGAGATTTTACGTACACAACTAGATACTGGAACGGGTCTACCTCGTGTCGGTATTAATAGAACTGGTGAGAGAGTTAATAATATTGATATTGTTAATGGTGGTAGCGGATACACGTTAGTTCCTTCGGTTGTTATTGGTCCCCCAGATATTGCAGGGGGAGTGCAGGCACTGGCATCTGCTTTTATTTTTAATGGTCAGGTTATCAATATTGCTATTAATAACCCTGGTAGCGGTTATACTGCTGCTCCTAACGTAGTTATTACTGGAGGCAACGGTCAAGGTGCATCTGCGACAGCAGTGCTTGATACTGTTGATTACGAACTTGATATTAACGGTGCTATCAGAACTTCAACATCTATCATTTCTGATACTGCAAGAATTCTAAACCTTGATATTGATAACTTTGTTACTCCAGACCTAGAATTACGCGGTCCAAATTTTAAAACATACGCGAATGCAACTGGAACCCCATGGGATTCTAATGTCATTATTCAAAAAGATGCTTACAGATATTTTGGCGCTAACATCTATCAAGCACTAAATGGTGGCGAAACTGGATCATTAGCTCCAACTCACACCGATGGAATTGAACTCAACGGTGAAGTAAATTTCAAACACATCGGTTTCCGTGTTGTAGATAACTCAGCATTTGGATTTGGAGAAACTGGCGAAGCAGGATTATACCCACGTTCTATCACTCCTCTACTAGGCGATAGATCAGACAAGATTGCTACAACAGAATACGTCCTCAACCTAGCAACAAATGACGTTGGTGGTCGTATCTATGTTTCTGAACAGATTGGTTCCGACCTCAACGATGGTCGCTCTGCTGTTGCTCCTGTTAGAACGATTAAAAAAGCAGCACAACTTGCTTGGGCAACCCCTGGAGTCAAAGAAACCCTTATTGTTTCTGGTGGTGATTACTTAGAAGACAACCCAATTTCACTACCCCCAGATGCTTCTGTTGTTGGTGATAACTTACGTCTTGTAATTATCAGACCAAAAAATCCAAATAAACACATCTTTAAATTTGGCGACAAGAACTACGTTACTGGAGTTACATATAGAGACCAGATTGACTCAAACGGCGACCCAGTTGCTACTTGGGACTTTGCTATGGTCTTTGACGATAAGCAAAGAATTATCGTTGATTATGATGTAAATGGAGACTTTGGTGTTGAATTCCCAATTGGACATCAAATCTTTGGACCAGATCAATTCCGTGTTGGATTCCAGCAAAATACTGGTCTGCAGCAACTACAAACTGGCGTAGAAGTTATTGGTGTTAACACTGGTGCTAGAGCACGAATTATTGGACTAACCTTTGCAACAACTATTGGTGCTAGTGCATATGTTTCTGGTGAACTTGATATTAGACTAACCAGTGGTTCGTTTGTTGAAGGTGAACAATTTAGATTTATCACTTCAGCATCTCAAGGTAGTTCATTACCTGTTACGATTACACAAACTGCTGGATTTAATACATTCAGAACTACGACAAATCCACAGGGAATTTTTGCTGGAGGAAGTTATATCTTCCTCGATGATGCAGACAACAGCAGCTTTACCTCTGGTTTCTATGAAGTAGCAGCAATTACACCAGATGATGAAGATTCACCAACCTATTGGGATGTTCAGGTAGTTTCTATTTTAGATTCGCCAAACTGGGATTCTGAGCAAACCGAAACCTTTACCATCACTTCCGCTAGTGTTGTCTCATATACTTTCGATACAACTTCGCTGAAGTCAATTAGAGCAGAGGGTGAAGTCGTATTTGTCGATGACGATATCACAAATACTCTACCAATCCAAAGAATCGACTTCTCCCAGCAAGGTGGGTGGACTGATGGTTTCCAAAGCGAACAGTTTGGAAACTCAGAAGATCTTGGTGGTATTGTTTTCTACACTAACGAACTTGTTGGTAGATCAAACATTCACAACTTTAAAGAAGGTCAAGAAATTCTTATTCAAGGTCTTCCTACTGGAGTTCCAGATCTTTCTTTCCTAAATGGTAAGCAAAGAATTTACAAAGTTCTCGAAGATGCGGACGGTCGTGCAAGAAGATTTGTAATTCCGAAGAAAGTTCCTGGAATTAATGACCCTAATTTTGATCCTGGAGATCTTGCTACTGTAAGTACTTTCTCCAGAGCCGTTACTATCTCCCTTCTTAACTCACCAAACTCATTCCCACTTTCGACTCCAGTATCAAGAAGACACCAAGATGCTTGTAATTTAATCAGAAATAACAGAGAATTTATTGCTGATGAAGTTGTTGGTAGGATCAATGATGAATTTAAGAAAGAATACTTCTCCGTATTTGATGTATCTGCAAATGACTTTAAGATTTATCTAGGAACTTCTAGATTTGAGCATACTTATGACAACCAGAATCCAACAGGTAAAGTAATTTTTGGTGGATCTGAGTACAACATTGTTGATTTTGTTTATGACACTGCGGTAACAGGAATTGCTACTATCACCACTGATGTAGTAATTCCGTTGCTTGGGGAAGATGATACAGTAAGACTCGCAGAACTAGAAGTTGAATGTGAGAATGGAGTTAAAACATACCCAAGTTTTAATATTCCAGTAAGTGATACTCAGTGTAAGCAAGATATCATTCACTTCCTAAATGCTTTAGTAAGAGACTTAGAATTTGGTTCGAACCATAATATTATTGAAGCAGCTCAGAAGTATATTGTTGGTGCTAAGATTGACTATATTGAAAATGAAATCGTACAAACAGTTCGTGCCATTGAATATGCAAGACAACTTGCAATCTTTGCAATGTGTAATTGGAGAACTGGCAAGAGAACTCAGTCAGAAGATATCTATCTACCAAAATATTCATCACTTACAAGATATTTTGATAACACTGTAATTACTGCAACTGCTCTGTTCAATGCAGATGGCACGCAAAATAATAGTGGGTATGCTTGCGATGATGTAAGATCCGCTATCGATACACTCGCATATTTGTGGACTGATGTTATTGCCAATAATGCATCGGGTACTTATCTAGATGCTGCTTATTTGATCGCAAGAAACAGAGATCTAATTGCTGATCAAGCACTTATTGATACCGAGGCGACATATCCATCACTTGGTCTAAGTGATATCAATCAAAGAAAGTGCCGTAGAGATATTAATTTTGTTCTCTCTGGTCTAATTAGAGACTTAATTTTAGGTGGAAATAGCGGTATCGTAACCGCGGCTGAAGCTTATTTTGGAGGTACTGCCCTAACTGGTATTCCAGAAGCACAAAGAGATGAAACAATTTATGCATTTGGAAGAGTAAGAGAATTAGCTAAAACTGCAATTAGAAACTGGACCGATGGAAATGTAATTGGAGTCACTCCAACTTTCGCATCATACAATTCCACAACTGGTAATTTAACCGTAAGTTTCCCAGATCCATCAATTGCATTAACCACTTCAGACAGAATTGCTTTTGCTGAGGGAGCATTAACCTTCAACTGCGATTCGAATGGTCCTGGAGACCTTGCTTCTCCTACTCCTACCGATAGAAATTATGGCAAGAGTCTGACATTAACAAATGTAAGCAGCAGCGGTGGTGTTACAACTATCACTACCAATGTGGGTGATGCTGGAGATGCTGCAGGATTTGCACATACTTTTGTAAGTGCTTTAGCGGGTGGAACTTATGTAATTTATGAACCATTTGCAACTACATCTCCAATTCCAAAATTTGAAGATTGGAGCATTCTACTATATCCAACACAACCTCTTTGTGCTAACGTAGCATCTACAATTGATGTAGAAATGGCACTTCTAGAAGATATTCTAGATGGAACAATTGTAGCTGGAGAGACTACAAAAACAACAGGTGTTATATATGACACCGCAGATATCATTACATATCCAGATGCTTATATCTACGATCTAAACAATCAAAGGATGGCAATTCGTGGATCGTTTGATGACTATCCAATTATTGAAGCATCGCCATATACCCAGAACGCATCTGTAATTTCATTCCTAGGTGGTAGCGGTGCTCTGATCGATGGTTCTAAGGTTAAGCAACCAAACTGTCCTTTCCCTGGTCTAGAACTCGACGGAACAGCATCATACCCCAACCAGGGTAAATCGATGGTTGCTGCTGCGTTTACTATTGTTTCCTTTGGTGGTACTGGATATAAGATCATCGAAGATGGTTATGTTCAGTTGGTTTCGGTCTTCGTTATCTTCTGTGCTGATGGTGTCCTTGCCGAGTCTGGTGGTTATGCTTCCATCACAAACTCAGCAACAAACTTTGGTATCTATGCCCTTCGTGGTATTGGATACAGAAGAGAGGCATACAGCTTTGACGTTGCAACTTGTGTCAACGTTTCTGCTACCCCAACGGGAAGAGCAATTCTTACGGTTGATGGTCTCGGAAGAGAACCTCTAGAGCACTATGTTGTTAAGATTGACGGATATGAAAATACAAATCCAGACATCGAATACTTCATTGATTCTGTTGGTGCTGTTGGCGCAGGTCCACCATTCCAAGCACAAATTACTATCGATGATGGTCAAGGTCAACCCATGGATCTTACCGATAGTGCAACTGGTCTTCCTGTATCAACTGATGTACTTGTAGGTAAAACTGTAAGATTACATAGACCATCGATTGTTAACTCTTCTTCTCACACTTGGGAATTTGCTGGATCTGGTACTAACTATCTCGCTCTACCAGAAAACGGTGGTACTAAAGTAGAAGCATACGAACAAGTATCAGAAGATTATGGTCGTGTTTATGTTTCTGGTACTGACGAACTTGGAGACTTCAAGGTTGGTACATTTGCTAGAATTGAAAACAGAACTGGTAATATTACCTTCACAGGTACGGTTACTATCTCCGAAGTTGAGTTCCTCAAACTGAAAGGTGGAGACGTTGTTGTTACTGGATTCTCTGCTGATAATACCCTTGGTGGTGCTAGCACAAGCAACTCCGTTCTACCTACCCAGAAGGCAGTTAGAGACTACATCACTAACAACCTCGGTCCATACATCAACAAACCATACTCCACAAACGCTGTTCCTAGAGCACTGGTTGAACTTACCGATTCTGGTAAAATCTCTATCGACCAGATTCCTGCACTAAGACCATTCCAAGTTTATACAGTTGAGGATGAGCAAGAAAGAATTTCTATTGAAGGAGCACTTGCTGGTGATATCGCAATTCAGCAAGATAGTTCTACATCATACATTCTTAATAATGATCTAGACAGTCTATTCCTTGCATTCCAACCAGATCCAACATTACAATTTACTGTTAACGATATCTTTACTGGTAGTCTTACTGGTGGTCGCATCCAAGCGACCGAGTACAGACAGGGTGTTGTTTATAGACTTAACTTAGTTGATGGTGGTTCTGGATATACAGCTCCACCAAACGTTACAATTTCGGGAACCTTGCA